GAGCACCCTTAGAAATATATGCATCTACATAGACACCATTATAAAGTTTGTCTGTATTCTTATCAAAGAATTTTTCTTGTCTAAAATTAACAACCTTGCCAACTGCAATAGCTTGATGCATTTCTCTTAGGTTGCCACGGAATGTTTCAAAGGCTTTTATACTAACATCAGTAGGAACAATATCTGCTTGCTTGTCAATGTTATCAAGCGTAGCAAATCCAGAAACGATTCTACGCTCTACATCTACTTTAGCGATTGGCATTGATAACTTGATATCATCGTTATCTGATGTCCAATAAGCCTTGCTTAAATTAGTCATGTTATTCCTATTATATATGTATTTTTTTATATTTTATAATATTGTTATATTATACTACAGATCTTCCTTCGCCACCAGGATTTCTTCCTGTTGTCGTTGCAGTTGAATCTGAAGCTTGGTCCGTTCTTTGTTGATCTCTTTGTCTTGTTCCAGACATTTGAGCATTTTGCTCTGCACGTTGTTGAGGGGTCATAACTACTGGAGCGTCTCCTTGTGGAACTACTGGGAGTCCAAGTCTAGGTCTAATATCATTTGGAACAACAACTTGTGCTCTTAGATATCTTTCATCAATTTGACTCTGAGTATTTTCATCAGTCAAAGTTAATTCATTAAACTTTAGCAAAAGAATGTCTGTCTTTTCTTTAATAAGCTTATTGATTGTTTTTTCTAAATTCTTTTGAGCTGGTCTTGCTACCTGTTCTTTAAATGTTCTATCAGATACGAGTGCTGATGCAATCGAACTACCAGGATCTGAACCAACTTTAGAAATTGGAACCTGGTGTGCCATAAGAATATCATGAACATTTGAAGTTCTGTATTTATCAAATGATCCTTCTTGAATTCCATTTTCAACTGGTTCCATTTTAAATTCAACTTTGTTGTCTGGACCGTCTCCAGGAAGTGGGATGTAAAGAGTTCTATGATTCTGTCCACGAAGACCAGACTGTAGGAATCTAAACAACTTATCTTCTGCTTCTGAACTTAACTTTGCACCCTTTAGGGTAACAATGTATCTTGGCACTGCCTTGTTTTCAAAATAATCAATATTGTATCTTGCAGCAAGTTGATCTCCAACTACTGAAGTTGCAGCAGAAACAACATCTGGAACTCCATAGTATGTGTTCTTAGGACTGTACTTTTTAATATGAATAAGTTCATTTGGTCTTTGATCTGTAGTTACTGGATTTACTGTTTTTTTGTCTTGAAAGTTTTTAAAGAAGACTACTCTTTGATTTACAATCTGAACATATCCATCACGCATACGTCTTACACGAACTGTTGTTGCAGGGATATGACCGATATACCCAATCTCCCCAGTATTCTTTCTTCCAATTTCAATGTATCCATTACCAGTTGCTTCATAATCTGTCATTGCTTTTTCAAGGACATGGGTAAAGGTATCTTCATCATTTAGTTCTTCAAGCCAATTACCTAATTCAGACTTAGCTCTTTCAACTTTTCTCTGAGCCCTAACTCTTTGATTTGTGTCTTCAATCTCTTCTATTCTTGCTTTAACAATGTCAGACATTATAAACCCATATCCAAGACCAACTGTGTTTGCAACTTTTGCATTAATTGCAGCATGGTTTGCAAATGAATTATCAAAAAAGAATGCTAGTTCGTCAAGATTATAAGGTGGCAACACGACATCAAAAAGACCATAGGCTGTGGTTACGTCTTGCTCTGGAAATAATTGCTTAGACTTTACACCATCTTGACCAGTGTAAGCCTTGTTCATTCTTGTAATTCTGCGTTTAAAGTTTGCATCTATACCATCAAAACCTTTTACAAGGTCTGCTTCAGTCATAAAGTCATCTGTCTTATTTGCAGATGGTTTGTTCTTGTCTAGATTATCAATTCTAGCAATAACTTCATCAGTCATTTCCATGTTTTTTTAGCCCCTTTGCAGCGTCCATGAAAGCTCCAGTATCAAACTCACTTGGTATGTAGCCTTGTTTCATTCTATCAATTTGAACAGAATGTTCCTCTTCAGTAATTCTTGTAACTCCTGGCATAAATACTGCCTTTCCTGGACCAGCACCATAGTGTGCTGCAGCCTGTGTAATTCTATTAATAGCGGTTAAGTCATATTTTCTGGCTGGAATATTCATAAAACTTCCATTACCATCTCCAAACACTCTTCCTGTTTCTGTTTTCCAAACATATAAACCATATTCAGCATCGTTTTCAACGTAGCTTACTTTTGGCTTGTTTGGCAGTTTTTGTAATCCTTCTAGATAATCCATGACATCATTGTACCATAATATCTAACTTAAACCAAATATTGATCCCAAGATATGTCATTTATTATTACAACAGAGTCCTGAGTAACATTTATAATACTGCTATCATTTACAACTCCAGAGGACAGACCAGCATAAGTATTAAAAATTTCTTTTGCATCTAAAGAAAGAATGGTTACTTCCAAAGGTTCTTCAGCTAAAACTGTTGTCCATGTTGCAGATGCAGCCTTTGTGCCCCAAGTGTAATCATCAACAAGATTCCATTCGTCAAAAATAACCAAGTCTTGTTTAATAGGATTTAACTCCATAAAGCTTGCAACATTATCTACCTTTACTCCAGAATATATTTCAATTTCACCAACAACTCCATCTAAAAGTATTGAATTTTCTTGTAAAGATATAGCAATATAGTTCCAAGATAGGGGTTCAATAACTATATTATTTACAAAATTTCCATTTAAAAAGAATTTGGCATTAGTAAATTCTGCACCAGTATTAGAATTAAAAATATTTAAAAAGGCTCTTCTTCCATTGCCTTCAGGGGTTAAAATAATGTCGTACGAATCACCAGAGCCAAATATTCTACCAATTTTTTTTCTTTCAGTAAATAAGCTAGACTCGTTACACATTAAGAACATTTGCAGTCCAACTACTTCTTGATTATCTTTTAGTGAATCGTTTATTGGAATAGCAATTCCTTTTACCAAAGTTTCATCTACAACTGGTAAAACTTCTATTCCAGAGTCCCCACTTAAATATAGATATGGAGATGATTCAGTATTAATAACCACTGGAATTTTTCTTTTATAAACATATTGATCTTCATTTTTAACTATTGGATAAAATTTTCCTGCAGCAGGAGTATTTATTGAATAGAATTGTCCTTCATCAAAAGAAAGTGAGACAAGTCCCATATTTTTAATTTTTACATTTTCTGTATTTACTCCCTTAGAAGAAATTTCAATATGAATAGTTATGTAGTAGTTAGTAAAACCAGATATATCTTTTGGTGGATAAATAATAGTTCCATCATTAATCTTATACTTGGTATCTCCTCTAGTAGCTCTACCTCCAGCAGTTGTAGAAGTTGGGGAACCTGACTCTTGTGTTAAAGTAACGGTAAAACTTGAAGAATTTGCAGTTGCAACAGTTACTTTAGAAAGATTAAAGTTATTAGGAGAACACCCAGTAATAGTGACTATATCGCCAGCAGAAAAAGTATTGGCTGCTATAAAAGTATAAGTTCCAGCCGAATAACTTGCACTTGTAATAGTAGTTGTAACTGGTCCAATTACATTTCCTAAATCTAAAATTCTATTCATTCCAATATTTTCTACATTTGTAAACTGAGTGTATACTACATTTCCCAGTTCAATTATGTTTTGTAATGTTATATAAACTTTTGTTGATAAAGAATCTTGATAATTTGAAGATGTTTCATTATACTTTGAAAATATTGAGCTTGGTGTGTCAATGTTAAACTGCAATAAATCTAAGTCATATTTTAATTTACCATTAGCTTGGGTTATATATTTTCCAAAATAAGATAGAGGTATTGAATTTTCCCAATACCCTGAAGCTCCTACATCTAAAACTATTGAAGTGTTTGTTGTTTTTGGCAGCAAGGTATACGATCCAATATAGTCATAAAGTTCTGAACTAAAGTTTTTAATTGCTATTCCAGAGTTGTTAAATATTTGAGACCCGTCTTTATCTGTAAAAAAGTCATTATTAAGTGTTAAAGAAAATATTTTTCCAAGGAATGTTTGTTCCTGATTTCCCGCAAAATTTAGAGAAAGAGATTCTGGTTTTGAAAAGAAAGATCCTACAGTTGAGTAATAAGATTGCTCAATTTTATCAAAATCAATGCCAACTGCAAAGTAAGAGCTTGCACCAACAAGTGCTGAATTTAAAATAGTTTCATTATAAATATATTGAATACTTCCAGAGTTTATTGCTACTTCAAAAGTATTTCCGTCAAAATTATTTGAAATGTACATCAAAGATTGTCTATCTGAAACGTTATTTGAAGATTTTAATATTGAATGAATAGACCTTGTTTGATTTCCAGTTTGATTTAATTTTGAAAAATAAATTGTTCCATAAGAATTATTTGATAAGTATGTGCCATTTGGATCCATTGAAATGTATGGATAGTCTTCATCTTGAATTGCATAATTTTCTTCATAGAATCCTGAAGTAATTAAAGATTTTTGAAAAACTGTTGATGATGAATTGTTATTAAATATGATTTCTGGTAATTCATATTTTGGTAAAGTAATGCCTTTATTATCTGCTACAAGGTTATTATAAAATCCATCATTCCACTTGCTTCTATCTGGATATTTTATTGTAGAACTGTATCCAGAAAATGGGAAATCTACATATGACAGCGTTCCATTTTTTGATGCAATAATGTTTTCCTGTTCTTGAACACCTTGTCCAAATACATATCTTTTCTTTGCAACCTGCTCTGCAACAACGTATGGGAATATTGAAAAAGAATCTATTTCAAAAAGATATATAAATTCATTTGTATAAAACCCTAAATAGTTTTCATCTTCTTCTGTAAAGGTTGGAATATCCAAAGATTCAATTATAATTGATATTACCTTTTCTCCATTAATCATTAAGAAGATCTCATTTTGGCTCTGGCAAAAATGAACAAGCATTGGTCTGTACCATTTTCCAATAAAATAAGACTTAGTATATTTTCCAACATTTACAGTTATAAAATCTCTATCAACATATATTCCATCTTCTGACGCAAGTGGTCCAAATATTCTTCTTCTTGTAACTGTTTCAGGATTGATTCTTAACCAAAATTCTGTTGTAAGTGTTTTATTGTATCCAGTTTTATTCAAAAATCCTTTTCCAGGAAATACCAGAGATGGGAATTTATAATACTGTTCAGAGTCTAAGTATATAGAAGAATTTCCTCCATCAAGAAATTCTGCATAGGATGATGAAGCAGATCCTCCATCAAACAATAGTTCTTCTAGGGAAGACCCATCAACTAGTAGCTCATTTACACTTATGGCATCTTTATTTAATTTAATGTTTCCAGAAGAGCCATAAACCATTGGGATAGATGATAACTTTGCAAAAAGAGAATTATTTACAGATAAAACATATCCATTGTCTGAAGCATCATTAAAACCATAAGGATCTATAATGGTACTTTTTATTTCTCCAGGAAAGTCTATTAAAGAGCTAATTTCGTTTGGCAAGACAACCAAAGAAGCACTAGAAATTCCAGTACTTATTGAATTATAAGGCTCAGACCATTGTGCAAAAGATACTCCATTAAAATAAACAGAAGAATTACTTTCTCCAGCAATAGTATCTGGATCATATACCACCCTTATAAAAATGGAAAAGCTTTCTCCACCCAAGGGTTCTGTGTGTGAAATTTTTTCCCATATATTTGTTTTTAAGAATGAATATCTTGTATAATACTCTTGCCCATCTATAATAAGTCCTATGTCTGTATATAAAATAGAAGTTTGATCAGGAATATAAATATAGCTTGACGTACATACGCTTCCCTTGTTTGGATCAAGCTGTACATAAGATATAGAAGATGATAAAGAAACTGTAAACTCTTTTATTGCAGCTGAAGCTGTAGATAGATATAGTCTGTTTACATCCAAATCATCAAAAGGATACCCAGATAGTGTAAATGTTGCAGATGCGTTTCTACTAGCATTGTCAAAATCCCAATTAGATTCTGTTATCTCTTTTTCTTGTTGTGAAATTAAAGAAACAAAATAATTTGGCTCATCCATAGCCCACAAAGCCACTGGATGCTCTGCATAGACTCTTGAAGCATAAAGATTTGAACTTGTGTAGGACATAGATTACCTCTACCCTATTTTATCATAGAGCTTAGCTTGTAATGTCTACAATTTCACAGGCTCCAGCAACACAAGAAAGTTCTTGACTTCCAGTTGTTCCGTCTGTTGTTTCATATAACGAAAGCATTTCCCATCGAATTGAGTCAGGCATTTTGCTTAACCATGACTCATATTCTTCTTTAGAAATTTCCTGATATGGAGCTTGCTTGTAAGAGTGCTCTACTGATGGCAAGAACGATACTCCACCAATTGAATCAAAGTTATCAAACACCCAAGCACCAACACGCATCCACTCATCTTCTTCAACATTTACAGTAACACTTGGATTATGTTCTGTCCAATGAGTTCTATATGTTTTCCACATTTCAAGGTGATCAATTGCAGTAAGATCTTTTGTAAGAACTGCATTCTTTGGAGCCTTGATTGGGAAGTAAAATACAGTTGTCGCTTCAGGCTTCATAACATCTGGTTCAAAAGGAATTCCAGAGTCTTTTAAAAATTGAGTTAAAGGATCTTTATTATCTGCTCTAACACTTCTAACATAGTATTCTGAATACCACGGATGGATTCCAGAAGATACCCCTGTAAGCTGTGAGACTGTTCCTGAAGGCTTTACGCAAGTAATTGATACTGAGGGATTGATATTTAAAGACTTAGCCTCTTTATCATTTACTGAAACAGATAGATCTCTCATTTCATCAAGTAGTGCTTCCAGAGCCTTACCATTCGTAGCAGTAATCTTATTTCCATAGATTCCTGTTAGAGATACTCCAAGAAGTCTCTCCTCTTCACAATTATCTTTCCAAGTTTTTCTAATGTACTTAAAGTTTGTCAAAGTTGACTGCCACGTTCCAAGAATTGTGGCTAGTCTTACTTTTTCAAGCAATGTTTCTTTTGTATCAGTTGCATCAATTACAACTTCAGTTAGGTTACAAAATTCATTTGGGCGAAGAAGAATTTCTCCACAAGGATTTGTTCCACCAACTAGGCTAGAGTCTCTACGACCAAATTTATCAATATGCTTACGAACAGAGTCCATGTTGTAAATACCACGCTCACCAGACTTTGACTCGTATAGGTTTCTCCATTCACGAAGGAACTGTGCAGTATTTGGCTTTGAATTGTAAACAGCAGAATTATTTGCCAAAGCTCTCTGTCCATTTCCTTCCCACCACTGTCCACTCTTTGCCTTTGCCATTTCAAAGTCATCAAGATTAGAAAGTGAAATTAAAGCACTTCTGCGAACTCCACCAACAACAACAACTTCTCCAACTTTACACATTAGGTCGTGTGCTTCAATTGACTTTAGCTTTCTTCCTGCAGCAAGTCTAAATGTTTCAATGGTAAATTTAAATAAGTCAACAAGGGGATCTGGTCCAGAAGCTCTTCCTCCAAATACCTTTAGTCTTGCTCCTGATGGACGAACCTTAGAAACATCCCAGTTTGGAATCTGACCTTGATAAAGAAGTGCAATCAGTTCTTTAAAGGCTTTTGCCCAGCCAAGCTTAGAGTCGTCAACAACAATAGTTGTATCTGTTTGAAAAAATGACTCAGCAATTACTGGTAGCTGATTAATATATTTTTGTTCAACACTAAATCCAACACCAGTTCCATTCATTAAGATGTACATTGCCTCATCAAAGGCTCTGGGGCTATCTACAGAGATGAAGGAGCAATTGTAGGCTGCGATATGGTCTCTTTCTAAAGCAGGTCCAGCGGTCATCAGTGCCCTCATAGAAGGCATTATGTGATGATTTAAAATTGCTTCTCTAACTTCATTAAAAACTTTTGCATTTGGGCTATAGCCGTGATTAAGAACTAGATGATCTCTCATAAAGTTACAGTATCTGTCAACAGTCTCCTGCCACGTTTCTCTGCGGTTTTCGCTTTCAATCCAGCGAGCATACCTTGAGATATGAATAAAGTTGCGGTATGGATCTGTTATAGATCCGTTGGAGTCAATAAATGACATTTTGTAACACGTCCTTCTGATAAAATGTAATAGATACATTCTACACGAGTATTCAAGGAGAAGCAAATGGATCTAACAATTCAAGAGGTTAATCACTATAACAATCTTGTAAAAAATAATAAAGCATTAAAAATAGAATGTCAATTTGATAAAGAAGATACAATTATTTCTAGAGTTGACAGTAGTGATAAAGTTTTCTTTTATTGTCTTGGATGCAGATCATCTTTTTATCCAGGAATTAATTTAGTACAAAGAATTAAAGGATATATTTCTTTATCTACTTCTTAAATAATATTTTAGAGTTGTTTGTTGACTCTTGAATATATTTTCTATTGACAAAACTTTTATCCCCTGGTTTTTTAATCTTGTCTTTTACTGAGAATGTATTAAAGACAGTTCCAGGAGAAAAGTAAGAAACAATTCCTTGACCAATTACCAATGCATAAACCTCTTCATCTATTTCTTTTGAATCATTTGTTAGATTAATAATAAGTGTAGGACACTTAAAATTCATATCATATTCTTCTCTTGGCATAGATCTTTTTACAAGTGGCATAGTTTTAATTTCAGCCTTTGAACATTGATAGTAAATTCTATCTCCAAGCTCTTGCATATTTTGATCATTATTATACAAGTAAGCATTGAATAACTCTTCTGCTGGATATTCTGGAATAAAAAGACTAATGCATATGTCAGCATTTTGTTCGTGAACTGCTAGGTTATGAGGAGTACTTTGTCTAATATATTTTTTTAAAAAAGTTTTAACTGGTTCTGAATATTCATCACTTTTTATATATATTTTAGCCATACATATATTATAACGCAAGAATTTCTTTGCAAACTTCTTCCCAGTCATACCCTCTTTGTTTCATTGAAAACTTTTCGGATATAATTTGAAAGTTTTTATCTCTTTCTTCAAGTCTAACTTTTGGATCTAATAATTCTTCCATATGTCCTAGCCACTCATCTGGAGTATTTGCAACTCTTCCAACTCCAGAATCAGCAAGTAGTTGATACTCTGGCAATGCTTGTGCAATAAAAGGAATTCCAGCAGCCCCATACTCAAGACCTTTTAAATATGACTTTGCGTGATTAAATTCAACATCTCTTAATGGAACAATTCCAACATCCATTTTTCTATATAATTCTGGAACATTCATCATTGTCTTCATTGGCTCAAACGTACAATATCTTTTATCAATTCCAATTTGCTGTGCTGCAGTCGGAGCATTAATAATATTTCCTGCGTGATGAAACTTTAAATGTTTTTGTTTTAGGAATTCTCCAAAGAAAGGATTAAGAGTTTCTAGATCTCCAGATCTCCAAGGAGTTGCCCCTACCCATCCAAATTTTGGAAGAAGACCAGCGTAGTCTTTTCTTTTTATTCCCCATCTTTCAATATCAATACCATTTCTTATTAAGAATATTGGCTTGTCTGGATATTTTTTCTGATAGAAATCTTTTAAGAATGGGGTAGATGTTACTAATGCATCTGCTTGTTCAATAATTGCAATATAGTGATCTCTATTATTATCTGGATTTGAATCTGGATGAGTTGTTTTATATGCAAGATTAGTTTCTTCAAGACCTTCCATATGATCATCAATATCAACAACAATTTTTTGACCAAGCTCTCTTGCTCTTCTAACATGGTCAACAAATCTTTTAAGCATAATTAATTTTAGAACAACTATGTCCCATCCGTGTATTGCTTTTTCATCTGGGATTAAAATACCAAAAGCATGTTCTTCGCTAAATCCTGGCAATCCAATTCCACTTTCCCAGCCATGCTCCTTCAATTGCTTCATTGGAAGGTATGCTCTATACCAACCACATCCGTTTGGTTGTAGTGGCTTTACGCCAAATGACCAGTCATAGGTTAAAAAAGCAATTGTCGGAGTTGGCATAGGTTGTTACTTCTTTGTAACTTTTTTAACTGATTTTATAACTTCTGCAGCAACTTCTTCTGAGGTTGAGTTGCCAGAAATTTTTCCAAAAGCAATATCATTCTTATTAAAGAATCTAATAGCAACTGGTGCAAATGCAGCAACTAGAGCATATAGGTATGTATATGGATCTGTATTACCTGCCATGTATAGTGCAAGTGCTGCACCTAAAAATGAGCGACCATAAGATTGCAACATTTCTTTTTGTGATTTTGTTAACTTGAGTACCATTTTATTTCTCCTGTCTATAGTACTTGTTTAAAGTATATCTTAAAGTTATAAAATTGTCAAATATTTAAATTCCATAGCTCCATTGAGATCCATTCCAAACTCTTGCTTGAGAGTCTACCCAAGATGTACCATTCCAAACTTTAGGAAAAGCCACTACCCAGGCAGATCCATTCCATACTTTAAAAATTCCACCAATAGTTTTGGCAGTTAAAGATGCAGCAGTTCCTTCTCCAGCTGAATTAACAGCAGTAACTGTATAGGAGTAATCTGCATATGGAGATAGCCCAGTATGCGTGTAAGATGTTGCTGCAGTATTTTGAAGCAGTGTTGTACCATTTCTAAGTGCATAACTAGTTACAGTAGCCCCACCATTACTAGCTGGTGCTGCCCAAGATAGACCAATTTGTCCAACTGTTGAAGTATTTGCAGCAAATGACTGAGGTGCAGATGGAACAGTTACTGTTGGAGGAGTTGGAGGTGGAGGAGTTGGAGGTGGAGGAGTTGGAGGTGGAGGAGTTGGAGGTGGAGGTGGAGGAGGTGGGGGTGGAGGAGATGGTCTAGTTGGAGTTGGGATTGAAACGCTAACAGATGGAGTTATTCCAAGATAGTGTAAAGAAAGTGATGCTGTAAAAGTAAATGATGCTGGATTTGCTCCATAGGTATGTGTATAACTTTTAGTTGCACGTTTAGTTGCAGTTGAGCCCTGAGTATTATTATAGTTTGTAGTTCCAGATATTGATCCGCCATAGGTTAACCTTTGATTATTGTTATGTGTATATTGGTTATCGGTCCATACATCAATTGTTGCAGTTGTACTGGTTGAACTAGAATCCACACCTGACCAGGATATGTCTAAGCCAACACGCATTCCATTTGCACTAGATCCACTTCCACCATATCTCCAAGAACCCCAGACTATTGCCATAATAGGTCCTAAAAATCAATCCAGATATCGCCAATATTTACTGCTGTAGGTTGTGCTGCTTGAACAAAAATATTTCTATTTAAAATAGTTCCTTCATATCTAAGAGTTGGTTTTAAATTAATTTGTGTTTGAATTGCAGAAGTCACACCATCAACATAGTTAAGCTCAGCAGTAGATGCAGTAATACCATCAAGAACATTTAATTCTGTTGATGTAGCAGTAAGAGTGACATCTTCATTAATTTTTGGTGTAGTCAATGTTTTATTAGTAAGAATTTGTTCATTAGTTGTTCCAACAACAGCACCAGTAGCACCATGAGCAGCAGTTGCAAGAACATGAGTAGAAGTATCAATTGCATTAATTCTATTATCAAAATCTACAAGGTTTGCATAAATGCTATCAGTTCCATCAATTGTATTTCCATTTGTAGAATTTCCATAATAAAATAGTTCTAATGCATCTTGAATATTTGCACTCTCTCCTAGAGCTGGAACATATGTATCAAAAGCTGGAGTAAATAAAAGACCTTTTGTTTCACTAATTGGTTGTGGCATTTTAAGCACCCGCTCCAGCAGTTATATAGAAATTTATGGGAACTGCAGATGCTGATATTAAAGATACAGATCCTGAAGATAGTTGTGCACTTTTTAATTCTGCAACAAAGGTTTTTACACCTGAAATTGTTTGAATGCTTTTATTTGAAATAGATATAAAAGCTGGATTATTTAATTCTGCAGTTGCTTGAACAAGAATTGTATCTGAATCTAAATCTTCTGGAGCATTTGGATAAAATCCAACACTTCCTGTTAATGGAATAAATACCGATCCACTTCCAGCTGTAAAATCAACTGGCTTTTTAACACTATGCGATAATGGTTGAAATTTTAATATTCCTTGCCAAGCAGTACCGTTAGGAATTGCATTTTTTATATATACAGTTCCATAGTTTCCACCCAGTTCATTATTTATATATAAATCGTTAATTTTTGCATCTTGAACAATTGCTTCATTTGCTGCTGTTGTAGGAAGACCAAAACCATAGTAAAACCTAGCCCCTCTTTCTCCTTGTGGACCAACGTCAACACTTACAGATATTGAGGCAGGTGGTCCAACTACAACTAACTCATCACCAGATATAATGGTATCTATTGCCATGCTAAGTTACCGCCACATCTTGTGTAACACTTATCGTTCCAGTCAAAAGTGTAAATATTTTTCCATAGGAAGATGAATCTACGTTTGTATTTTCAATTTGAACATCGTAAAGATATGATGGGTTTATCAACTGCCTTCCACCATTTGGAAGAATTGTGCAAGAAACACGGTCTCCACCTACAATGGTTGCAGATGCACTCGTTATGTCAAGAGAATCTATAACGGATGCAGATGCACCTCTAGACTCACCAACTACAAATAATGGGGTATAGTCAGTAAGATCAGTAAAGACTCCACCAGTTGAACTTTTGGGGTATACAAAAAACTCAAAAGTATCACCTGCATAGTAGTTAAAATTATATGTACCTGGAAATGCCATTATCAATCACCTTTTATTATTATACCAGATTTCTTTT